GGCTTATTGTACCTATAAAGGTGCGGCTTCCGGCGAATCAGAAGAAAAGCCTTCAAGTAATTTTCTGGTTCAGGTAGACATTCCCGATTTGTATATCCGCAAAGGCCCTGGAACGAATTACGGAAACAATGGTTTTTGTCCGAAAGGCGTATATACCATTGTCGAAGTTAAGAGCGGTGCCGGTTCCGATGCTGGATGGGGTAAGCTGAAATCCGGTGCCGGATGGATTTCCCTGGATTATGCAACTCGGATTTAAAGAGGACATACCATGATAAGTTTCAGACAAAAGGGTGACTTCTCCAAGTTGACCCGCTTTCTGGAAAGAGCAAAAGAAGCGGTTCATATTGGAGACCTGGATAAGTTTGGTAAAGAGGGAGTAGCCGCCCTTGCGTCTGCAACACCGGTAGATTCTGGGGAAACGGCGAATTCCTGGTATTACGAAATCGAGAATCGAAAAGGTTCGGTTACGATTTCATTCCATAATTCAAATGTTCAAAATGGAGTTCCAATTGCTGTTATTTTGCAGTACGGACATGGGACTCGAAACGGCGGCTGGGTACAGGGGCGAGATTATATCAATCCTGCTATCCAGCCTATTTTTGACAAAATCGCAAATAACGCATGGAAGGAGGTTACTAAGCTATGAGTACGACAATTGACGAAAGAGTCGTTGAAATGCGATTCGATAACAAGCAGTTTGAGCAGAATGTTCAGACCAGTATATCGACAATTGAAAAGCTCGAAAAAAGCTTAAATCTCAAAGGTGCCTCCAAAGGATTGGAAGATGTGAATGCCGCAGCCAAAAACTGCAACATGACTCCGCTTTCCAACGCAGTTGAGACGGTAAAGATGCGGTTCTCAGCGTTGGAAGTCATGGCAGTTACGGCTCTGGCAAACATCACAAATTCAGCGTTAAATGCTGGTAAAAATATTGTTTCTGCACTGACGATCGATCCGATTAAGACGGGATTTCAGGAGTACGAAACACAAATCAATGCAGTTCAGACTATTCTTGCCAATACACAGAGTAAAGGGACAACGATTGATCAGGTAAATGCGGCTCTTGATGAGCTGAACAAATATGCCGACCAGACGATTTACAATTTTACGGAAATGACCCGTAATATTGGTACTTTCACAGCGGCCGGCGTTGATTTGGATAAATCAGTAACCTCGATTAAAGGTATTGCAAACTTAGCGGCTGCTTCAGGTTCTAACGCTTATCAGGCCAGTACCGCTATGTATCAGCTTTCGCAGGCGATTGCAGCAGGTAAGGTTAGTTTGCAGGACTGGAACTCCGTTGTGAATGCGGGAATGGGCGGTCAGCTATTCCAGGATGCTTTAAAGAGAACGGCCGAACACTTTGGCGTGAATATGGACGCCATGATTGAGAAGTACGGTTCATTCCGAGCATCTCTAACCGAAGGCGGATGGCTGACAACCGAGGTTCTGACCGAAACTTTGACGCAGTTGTCCGGGGCTTATTCGGAGGCGGACCTCATTGCACAGGGATATACCGAAGAACAGGCTAAAGAGATTACAGAACTGGCTCAAACAGCATTGGACGCAGCCACTAAGGTAAAGACATTCACGCAGTTATGGGACACTCTGAAAGAATCAGTTCAATCTGGCTGGACGCAAAGCTGGGAGATTATTATTGGTGACTTCGAAGAAGCAAAAGAACTTTTAACCGAGGTCAGCAATTCTCTTGGCAACATGGTAAATGCTTCTGCCGAAGCAAGAAACAAGATGTTGCAGGACTGGAAAGACCTTGGCGGTCGAACCGCCTTGATCGAATCGGTAAGAAACGCCTTTGAAGGTTTGGCAGGAGTAATAAAGCCTATCCGAGAGGCGTTTAAGGAAGTCTTTCCACCGATGACAGGAGAGCAACTTTACAATCTTACCGTCGGATTGCAGGAACTCACAGAAAAATTCAAAATAGGTGAAGAAACGGCGAATAACCTGAAGAGAACATTCAAAGGGGTATTCGCTTTATTTGATATCGGGCTTCAGGGTGTCAAAGCACTGGTTGGCGGATTTGCCGACCTGATTGGTTATGTGGCTCCGGCCGGAGATGGGATTCTTGGTTTTACAGCCAGCATTGGAGATTTCATTGTTGGTATTGATGAAGCCATTAAATCTTCCGATGCCTTTAACAAAGCTATCGAGGGAATCGGAGATTTTCTGAAACCAATTGCAGATGGAGTAAAGACCTTTGTAAAAACAGTCGCCGATGCTTTCAGCGAGTTTGCGAATGTTGATACCAGTGGTCTCGATAATTTTGCGGATAAGGTACAGACCCGATTTGAACCGTTTGTAAAATTGGGCGAACTGGTAAAGAAGGCGTTTGAGGGTATTAT